TTCTGGACATTACGCACCCCGTGTACCGTTACTACGGGGAGAGAGTAATTCGTGAGCTTATGAAACGCACCGCTCACAGAAAGTGCGTGATTGGTTTTCAGCTGGACAACGAGACAAAATATTACGGAACTGCTGGAAAAAATGTTCAGGAGCAGTTCGTGAAATACCTCCGTAAGAAATTCAATGACAACCTTGACGCCATGAATTACGAATTCGGTCTTGACTACTGGAGCAACCGTATCAATGCGTGGGAAGATTTCCCTGATGTAAGAGGTACGATTAACGGCAGTCTCGGTGCGGAATTTGAGAAATTCCAGAGAACATTGGTAGACGAATATCTCAGCTGGCAGGCGGATATTGTCAGCGAATACAAGAGACCTGACCAGTTTATTACCCACAACTTTGACTTTGAATGGCGTGGTTATTCTTTCGGTGTACAGCCGGATGTGAATCACTATCATGCCTCAAAGTGTCTGACCATTGCCGGTGTGGATATTTACCATCCCACACAGGACGAGCTGACGGGTGCAGAAATTGCATTCGGCGGTGATATGACTCGTTCCCTTAAGCAGGGCAATTACCTTGTTCTTGAAACAGAGGCACAGGGCTTTCCTGGCTGGACTCCCTATAAGGGACAGCTTAGACTTCAGGCATTCAGCCATATTGCATCCGGTGCAAACAGCGTGATGTACTGGCACTGGCACTCTATTCATAACTCATTCGAAACATACTGGAAGGGCCTGCTCAGTCATGATTTCCAGGAAAACGATACATACCGTGAAGCTTGCGTCATCGGACAGGAATTTGCAAAAATCGGAAGTCATCTTGTGAATCTGAAAAAGAAAAACGATGTTGCAATTCTCGTCAGCAACGAGGCTCTGACCGCATTGAAATGGTTCGGCATTGAGGCAACTGCTGCCGGAAACAACGGTATCGGCTACAACGATGTTTGCCGCTGGATTTACGATACCCTGTATCAGATGAACGTGGAGTGCGATATTATTTGGCCCGAGTCGGAAAGTCTAGCGCAGTATAAGACTATTGTTGTTCCTGCACTTTATGCAGCACCTGATTCTCTTCTTGAAAAGCTTAACCAGCATGTAAAGAACGGAGGAAACCTGGTTGCTACATTCAAGACTGCCTTTGCAAATGAAAATGTCAAGGTAAGCCACGAGATTCAGCCCAACATTCTGAACAACTGCTTCGGTGTGAGGTACAATCAGTTTACATTCCCCAAGAATGTAGGTTTGACAGGCAAAATTACAGATGATGACAAGCATGAGGCAAAGACTTTTATGGAGCTTCTGATTCCAGAGGGTGCAGAAGTGCTTGCATCGTATGACCACTATAACTGGAAGGATTATGCTGCAATAACAAAGAATCATTATGGAGAAGGAACTGCTGTTTATATTGGCTGCATGACCGACAAGAAACTACTGAAAAAGATTCTGCGTGAGGCACTTTCACAGGCGGGTGTGGAGCTTCCTAAAGAACATTTCCCTGTAATCATAAGAAAGGGCACGAATGATTTCGGAAAGACAGTCAGATTCTGTTTCAATTATTCAGATAAGTCTCAGTTGGTTAAGTACAAGTCTGTCGATGGAATGGATTTGCTGACTGACAGCGTTGTTAATCGTAACGATGTTATTTCAGTAGAGCCTTGGGGTGTTAAGATTATCGAAGAAAAGTAATTCACCATAACAAAATCTTATCCCAAATTTTTGAATTTGTCGGCAATAAACTCATGTGGTGTTTCAAGCGAAAGTTGCGCCATATGAATCAATTCGACTAAATCATCATATTCTTCCCGATAATCGTGCCAATCAGAAAGGATAATATCGTTATCAAATCCTGCCACTGATACCAAAACGGAGTCTTCATGTTTAAATATCATAATGGACATTTCAGAAGAGAAGGTTGAGTGCAATAAGAAATGGACATCGTGTGCTATTTGACTTCTATTCTTTTTTTACACCCAAGAACAGCTGAATAATACGATATCAAAATTCCTGTTTCTATTTCAAAAACGTCGTCGCCCAAGTCAAATAAATGCGAGATATCTAATGCTTGTTCTAAAATATTCGACATGGACGGAGCAATCAGCATTGTTTTTTCACTGTCGAAATAGATGACTTGCTTGTATGTATGGTTTTCATATTTTGGTGAAGGTGCAACAATGTGTCCAGCTTTTTGAAATAAGTTTATGGCTTGGCTATAAAATATATCATCTTTACCAAACACATTATCACCTCCTAAAGCTATCCATTATCGAATCAGCTTGGCTAATTCATCCTCATAGGAGAAACCTTCAATTTCCTTCTTGAATGTAGTCATTACCTCAAAAACCTTGTTTAAGTAATCTTCACGTAAGGAATCCATCATCAACGCCTATGAAATCAAGACTGGTATGAGCCGTACCAAGCTATCCCACCTGATGGACGCAGAGACTTGGATGGATGCTCATACCGCTGTGGACTTAGGCTTTGCCGATGAAATCCTAATGCGTCCGGGCGAGACGCCTGTGGAGAACAATGCCGATGACCCGATGCTCTTTTCCCGCACTGCTGTCACCAACTCTCTTATGGACAAGCTGGCTGCAAAATGCCGCATCCAGCAGAAACCCGCTGTAAACGAACGCTCCGTTGACACTCTGATGGAGCGACTGAACCTTATTCGAAATCACATTTGATGGAGGTATCTTATTATGACTATTCTTGAACTGCACGAAAAGCGTAACACTGCATGGAATGCTGCAAAGGCATTTCTCGATTCCCATCGTACCAAGAACGGTACTCTCACTGCTGAGGACGGACGCTACTTACTCCAAAATGGAACAGCACATCGCTGGCCTCGGCAAGGTAGAGGCCGTGCTGGATGAGTACGGCATTTTTTATGAGAAGTCCGAGACATGGATTCCAAGCAAAAAGCTCTACGAAGTCCTATTCACAGCAGTTAGCATCAGTCTGGATGCCGAGGGCGACAGCTCTCCTTTCTACGCGGACGGTATCGTCTACTTCCGCTCCACTGCGAGCAATGGCTACAGTGGCGATTTGGAGATTGCGCTCATCCCTGAGTGGTTCCGCACTGAAATCCTGAAGGAAGTTCTCGACACCAACGGTGTCCTTGTGGAACATTCCGACATCATGGAGACTGCAAAGTTCGCGCTGCTCTTTGAGTTCGATGGCGACATCCGTGCCATCCGTCATGTCCTGTACAACTGCTCCGCATCCCGTCCTTCTATTGAGTCCGAGACTAAGGAGGACAGCATCGAGCCGGGTACTGATACCCTTTCTCTGACCGCCGACCCCCGCAGCGACGGTCTGGTTAAGAGCCGCACCGGTGATAACACTGAGACCGAGACCTATCAGAACTGGTACAAGACTGTCTACACTCTTGTGGAACAGGCCGCAGGCTAAGGAGGGCTGACCTATGTTAGAAAAGACTCTCACTATCAGCGGCAAGGAGGTCAAGTTCCGTTCCTCTGCAACGGTGCCTCGCCTCTACCGCATCAAGTTCAAACGTGACATCTTCAAAGACCTCGCCAAGCTGGAAAAATCCTATAAGGACAAGGCCAGTGAGGACGACTCTGCTCTGGAGGTTGAGGATTTGGAGATTTTCGAGAACGTCGCCTACATCATGGCGTTCCACGCAGACCACAGCATTCCCGGCACCATCGATGAGTGGCTCGACCAGTTCGAGATGTTCTCTATCTATGAAGTGCTCTCTGAGATTCTGGAGCTGTGGGGAACCAATCTCATGACGGAGGTCGAGTCTAAAAAAAACTTAGCCGCAGTAGCCGGGAAATGACAACGCCGTTATTCCTCCTGCGCTGCACTGAGATAGGCATCTCCATCTCTGACCTCGACCTGCTCACTATCGGCCTCGTGCTGGATATGTGGACAGAAAAAGGCAACGATGGCGCTACCTATGACAGCGTGGCAACGCAGGAGGACTTTGATAAATTTTAAATTTTTCGTTAATTACAATGACACTGTGTTGACATCAGCCGAATTTCTGCATATAATAAAAGCAGAAACGGAGGTGTATGCACATGGCTGCAACAACAAATTTGAATATCCGCACGGATAAAGAAATCAAAGAACAGGCAGAAAAGATTTTTTCTGAATTGG